GACATCATCAGGCTGAAGCGATGGTGACTTCAGGCGGATCATATGATAGAATACATATCGATGCCCCAACCTCATCGAAAAATGGGAAAATAGATAAACTAACCCTTTCAAATTTATTTACTGAAGGGGGCGCATGTGTATTTGACCGGATGAAAATCGGCACATTAACTATTAAACTTAATGAGATAGGAGGAGGCGGTAATGCTGGTGCGGCTGATGGATTTGCTACTAAGGAATTTAAAATTGCCGAATCTGTCACAGCAGCCAACTGGAACGTTTCTGATAACGTTGAGGTAACTATTGCAGCACCAACTGAGACGGTGACTAACGAATAAAGGTGATACAAAATGGGGTGGAAGAACTCAGAAGTATGGGGTTGTTTAATACAACTAGCAGTTCTTGTGTCTATTATAGGATTATCTACTACAATAATTTTAACAACTCTTATAAATAATTAAATGGCACGAAGAAATTGGACAAAATGTCAATGCGGTGTTAAACTACACATTAAAAAGAAACGTAGATTATGTTATGTGTGTGAACATAAAGTTCGTAAAGGTAAACTAGAACTAGATACTCGTGGGGTAAGACGCTTTTAATACGGAGGATAAAGTAATATGGCTGACTCTATAGTTGTGTATACATCAACTGGTTGAGGCCCGTGTATGGCAACCAAGTCTTGGTTACAAAATAAGGGACACTCTTTTACAGAGTATAATATATCTGAAGATACTAAATATGCAGACGATTTAATTCGTATGGGATTTAGAGTAACACCTGTTACAGTAATAGGATCAGAAATGATTGTGGGCTTTAGCCCAACACGGTTAGAAAAAGCATTAAGTTAATAGTATAATAGACTACGTAGGAGAAAAGTTGTATGGCTATTGGAAGTATGTTGGACGGTATGGATCAACAATATATAGCAAATAAAGATGAGCGTGGTACATGGAGGATTTTGAATACGTGGCATGACGATGTAAAAGTTTTAAGTGCTGATTCAGATATTCCAGATGATAGTGAAGCAATTACGGTATTAACCGAGGGTGAATTTATAGCTTTACTTAAAGAAGCGACTCGTACAGGAGTATTAGATAACGCTTCTTTTTCGGCTGATACAGCTGAATTGGATGAAGCCTTACTTTCACGAGATGAAGAGATTACTAAATTAGAAACTAAAATTTCTTCATTAGAACAGGATAAGTCTACTTTAGTAGATACAACACTATACTCCGAAGACTATAAATTAAAAGAGAAAGCAATGGAGTCAATCCTAAAAATGGTTTCTATAAGTGATTTGGCAAGCTTGACTAACTCCAAGGATTAGATATGAAATTATCTGAGTACATGCCTGAAGTTCCACAGATGGCACAACAACTATCTGATTTAAACAATCAAATAAATCAGTTCCAGTTGATGAAATCGGCTGGGGAAACATCAAAAGCCCCAACAATTGGGCTAGATCACATTGTTAATACTTGGGTGCGCCATCAAATGGCGTATCGCCAACAGTTGGTTATGGACTTGCAAACTGTGGCAATGTCTGTAGAAGAAATACGTGGCCCTCTTTCCCACATCACCTCAGAAGTTTTTAGGCGAGGACTTGAAATTGTCCCTAATACATCTGATCCCGACACATCACAGAGAGAAACCTTATTAAAATGGTTAGCGGATTCAAATCTCTTTGATCAAAGTTTAGAAGAAGTCATGAGACAATTCCACTTTGATTTAAATTCCTTAGATGATGCATTCCTTTATTGTGCCAAAGAATATAAAGATATGGGTGATGGAACTGTTCGATCTAGGGTTACAGAAATTCGTAGATTAAATCCAGCCTTAGTGGAATTTGACTTAGATACACAAGGTTTACCTAAGAATGCCCACTTTGTCTGCCCAATACATAGAGATAATGTAGATGAAGTATCGGGAGTCTGCGAAACTACTGATTGTGGAATAGCTAAACTTCCTGCGATGTATACCTACCATCATAGAAATTCTAGAATGTATTTATTGGATGGTGAAATAGTTCACCTCTCTAAATTTAGTCCTTCCGAAACATATGGTTGGAGTCCAATTTTAACGATCTTTGAAAAAGCTTTAACTCTTATAGGTATGGATAAAAATCTATATAGGTATTTCTTTGAGAGAAAGATGCCAGCAGCAATGGTTATGGTCACAACTGACGATCCCGAAAGTTTACGTAGAGAACGTGAACATATCGCTGCTCAAACTAGACTTGATCCTAACTATATTCCAATGGTAGCTGTATCAGCTAGGAATCAACGAGGTCGAGTTGATATGGTACGACTATTCCATACTTTACAAGAGATGGATTACTTACCTGTACGAGAAGAAATTAGAGAACGAGTTGCTGCTATGTGGGGTGTAACTCCAGCATGGCAAGGCGCACCCGAAGCTTTCGGAGGACTATCTACACAAACACAACAACTTGTAGTTATGAGTCGTGTTGTAGAAAGTGATCAAAGATTATTCACAGAGAAAGTATTCCCATACTTATTAAAAGCATTGGGTATTACTGATTATGATATTACATTACCTAACCCTGAAGAGAAAGCTGAATCTACTAGACTCAGTATGGCACAACAGAAGATACAAATTGTTACACAAATTGCTGGACTAGGTTTCGATATCACCTTAAAAGAACAAGATGTTCCAATAGATGCAGCTGAATTTATTATTAGTGGGGAACCTGTAGCTGGTGTTACGGCTCAAATGAGTGCCGAACAAATGGCTATGGGCTTAGAACAACAGAAACAACAAATGGCCCAGCAGGAACAACAACAAGAGATGATGGAAGATCAACAAGCGATGATGGGAGCTGAAGGAGCCGCAGATGAAATGGTTCCCGAAGGAGCTGTTGAGGAAGAAGGCGAACCTATACAAGCTATGTTAAAATCTACTCCACCTTCTCAACGAAAATTTAAAGGGCGTACAGGTGGACGAACTCCTGATTGGCATGATAAAGGCCCAAACGAAGAACGAGATATCGATGAATATGCAGAAGCACGATCTAAAAAGAACGAGTTGACTTTAAGTTCTGACTTTATGACTTCATTATATAATCAAGGTTATACTGCCCCGGAAATTAAAGAGGTATCTCCTGACTTTTCTAAGATGTGGTTCGCTCAAAATGGTACGGATTACGTAGCTGACTTAGGGCCGATGGGAGTAACATCAGTTGCTAAAGCCACCTTTGCAACTCCTCCTAAAAGGCAACATACAACTCCTGCACCGTCCATCCCTAATCTCGATACAGACGATGCCGATTAGACAAGAAGGGCAAGGGAAGTGGTATTGGGGAAAACAAGGCCCATTTAAAACTCGTGAACAAGCTGTAGATGTTGCTCAAGCAGCTTACGCATCTGGCTACAGTAAAAGTATGACTCAATTAAAACAATGGCTTACAAAAGAAGATGACGATTATCAATTAGAATTACCCCCTGCTAATCTACGAGTTTATATACATGAAGGTAAACCTTCTCCAAAAGGCGTGAAAGTTTTCGATGCAGGGAATTTTAAAGGTGGACATAAAGGAGTAGAGTTCTGGTTAACAACCGATAAGAATGCTCATAATGCTTTAGAAGAAAATGGGCATGAGATACGAGAACTTCCTGAAAATCAAAGAGGGGGATTATTAGGTGATACACCTTTCTATGCTGCCCATAAAGGAGAAGATAAACCTGTTAGGGGTGAGGGAAGTGGATTTAGATTTGCTGCCGCAAAAACTAAGGAAGATGCCATTAAAGATTATCATGATATGATACATCCCTTACGACCTGATGATACGTTAAATTCTTTAGTTATCGAAGGAAAGGTAGACCTTCCTGAACCTGCTAAATATACAGATGGTAAATTAGTACATGAAGAGGACTTTAAAGGGGACAGACTTACACAAGCTGTAACACATCACGGTGAAGATACACTAGCGAAAGATGTATTATATTTATCTGATATGGTTAAAAATAGATTCGATGGAGAAATAAACTCCTCTGTTTATGGGGATGCACATGAAAATTTGTCAGGATATTTCCCATATCAAGATCGTTTTTCTTATCGTATGATAGGAAACGATTTTGCAGAAGGTAGAAGAATCATTACAGATAATATGGTTAATAAAGCTGCTAAAAAGATATACGATCATGCCCAAGAAAGTCTAGATAAACGAGGTTTATCAGACGAATTTTGGGTGTACAGAGGACAAAAAACAGGGGATTATGAACAAAAAGGAAGTAATGATGTTTTATCCGTTTCTTTGCAACCAGCTACTGCGGAAATTTTTGCTTCACAAAGAGGTCGGAAAGAAATAAAAGAGTCAGCCCCTAGTTTATCAGCTTTTAAAGTAAAGAAAACTGATATTCTAGCAGATGTAGCAGCATATTATAATAATCCATATGGTGAAGAAGAACTTCTTATAGATGTATCTTCATTAAATAAGGCTGAGAAAAAGACTGCTAAATTACCAGACATAGTATGGCAACCCTCAACAATGAAAATGTTGAAATTTATACAGGCGGAAATGAATATGGAAAAAGCATGGATAACAAATCCTCGTGGAGATGGAAAGAACGGCAAACAAAATAAGAAATATATTGAGGGGACAGAGCAAGTAACTACTCCCGATGAAACTGCCGCTGAGTATGTTCAAAAAGTTTGGTCACAAGGAATTCCCTTCGATACCGTAAATCCAGCTAACGATAATAAACGTAAGAAAGTATTAAAGAAAGAAGGTGGAGGAGATGGCGGAGGTGGTGATGGTGGTAGTTTTGGTGGTGGTGAAGGTACAGTCTTTACATCGGAAAATGCGGGTATATTTACTCCCACACATACGGATAGAGGTAAGAGAAGAAAAAGACGAACACCTACAGGAGTTGATCGTTTAAACGATTTCATTACAGAGCGAAGTCCTGAAAAGAAAATGCAGAAGGGTTTTGCAACAGAGTTAGTAGAATGGGCAACAAATGCTCTACGTAAGTACGATGATTCTGATACCGTAGATGATTATACATGGAAACCTGCGGCAAAGAAATATTCAGAGAGACTTTCATCAGAGCGAGAACAATTAAAGAATCCAGTTGAGTTTGATGCATCGCCTAGTAAGACAGCCGCTATGGATCAAAAAGATGAGGAAACTAGAATTAAACAACTTGATGATGAAGAACATAAAGATGATGCTACTCCCGAAACAGGGCAAGCATCTGACGTTAGTCCAGCAGGATTAAATATACAATTCGGTTGGGATGCAAGCGGTAGCCAAGATGACTCATTGGCTCGTGGAGGAAGTCAAGATACTTTATACGAGGAAGAAGATGAAGATAGAATAAAGCGTGAACTTCGTAAAGAGTACCCGGCGTTTTTCCAGCAAATTTTAAATGATCTAGATAAGTAGTTGACTCAAAATCCCTTATCTGATAATATGTGTCCGAAGTGTGATGGACGCATGTTTCTCAACGAAGATCAAGATATGCAATGTATTACATGTGCTAAGATTATAGTATTGAAAGTTAGGAGACAGTATGATTCCAGAAGCGGCAAAATCCGAGATAATAAGAAAACGGGAATTGGGAGAAACTTGGACGGGTCTAGCGAAGTGGTTGATAAGTTCTTACGGGATATCAATTCACAGAACAACTATTCAGAGGTGGTACGACAAACACATTCTAGAACTAGAATCCGAAAGTTTGGATTATTTGGATAGTCCTGAAGATAGAATTAAATTAGATAAAAAACTTTTAACTCACAAACAAGAAGCAGTTTTTTATAAGAAATTATATACACAAGCAATCCAAAATGAAGCTAAACAAGAACTTTTTAATGAAACAGTAAAAGATTTAATACCTAGTTTTAAGAAAGTTAAGCCCATTAGTTATACAAAACCCTCTGGACAGATTAGAGGGAATAGTTTACAAACTGTAGTTGCTCCGTTATCTGATACACATATCGGGGAATATGTAGATAATGAACAAATGATGGGAATGAATGTATATAGTTTTGATATTTTTAATAAACGTTTATCTGGATGGGCAACCCAACTTCTTCAATTAGTTAATCTTCGCCGTAACTTTGCTCCTATAGATAATATGATAATTCCAATGTTAGGGGATATGGTTAGCGGAGATATTCACGATGAACTGGCTAGAAGTAACCTCGATAACTGTATGGAACAAATGATTCGGGGAGCCAATTTAATTGCCCAAGCCTTATTACAATTAGCCCCTCACTTTAAAACAATTACTGTTCCTTGTGTTGTAGGTAATCATGGTCGCATGACTAGAAAACCTCCAATGAAAGATAAATATATGGATTGGGATTATATGCTTTATCAATGGGTAGCAGCCTTTTGTAAGGATCAGAATAATATAACCTTCAGTATTCCAAAAAGTTATATAAATATGTTTGATGTAAACAACCATCGTATACTTATAATGCATGGAGATAGTGTTTCGGGTGCTGGGTCTAATATGTCCATTACTAAAGCTGTCACAAGTTTACGTGGAGTATTTCAATACAAAAAGAATTATGAAATAGAATCAGGATTAGGGTATCTTTATGATGGAGAACCTTTAAATTTTGATTCTGCTATGATAGGTCACTTCCATCGTATAGATGAGATTGATATTGGAACTGGTGAATTACATATAGTGGGTTGTATGAAAGGGCCAGATGAATTTGCCTTACAACGATTACATACAGCTACTAAACCTAAACAAATTGTAACGTATTGGCATCCAACATATGGAAATATTGGTAAAGAAATAATCTATTTAAATAGATATGATACTACTCCAAGTAAGTTTACTGACATTCTTCCCGAAGTATGGGCATCATAGGAAGAAATATTCCATAATCTTAGTATAATAATCTAGTTAATCTAGGTGTATACTGAATGTCCACAGCTATAGAACAAAAAATTGATAATCAGATTGTACGAGCCATCCATCTTCTTGGGGACGAGTATTTTAAAGAATGTCAAAAACGTATTCCCGTTGAATCGCTAGGAGAAATCGGAACTATAACGAAAGTTGGTAATAGTTTGGAGACAGCTGGTTGGACAGTTGCATATGAATCTGCTCTTGCTGATGAGATACATGAGGGAATAGAAGGTCAACCGGGATTTACATGGATTTCGACCACTAAAGCCCATATGCGTACTACCTCGTCTGGTCGAAGAGTTCAAGTTCGTAGACACCGAAAACAATACAATGGTTATAAACCTACGTATGTTCCTCGTACAGAAGGAAAACCTTATGCCTATATACAGGATCGGGGTTCGATTGATGAAGGAGGTATTTGGTATTCCAAAAACATGTCTACTACTGTACCAAGTCAACCTTGGATGGACGAAGCATGGGAAGCTATAAGGGATAGAGAACCCAAATGGTTTCAAGAGGTATTACCAATGAAGATTACTCAAACCCAAGAACGAAGCATAAGGAGAGATTAAATGGTAGATGCACGAAAAGTTACACCAGTACAAGAATATATTATCGCAAAACATTCCCGCATGGTAGGTAAAATTCTAGATTTAGTAGAAGCCACCATGCCTGAAGGCACACAATGTGAGAAAATGAAAAAACTTATACAAGTACCTTTATATGATTTTAGGAATGAAATGCTTCAATTAGAGGCATCTGGCATACCAGAAGACTCGGATATATAATTATATATACTTATTTTAGAATTTTTCGATTTTGATAGTATAATATTAATATACGTAATATACGTTCTGCTTAGAGTCGGAGGTGGCTTAGACCAACTTTATACGAGCGATGTTATGAAAATGATCCAAAGTTCGACTCTAGGAGGAATGGAATGGAAATAAATGAACGGTTGGAAAAACAGATGGAGGGGACTAATCTAGCCCTCGCTGCTGTAGCCGAAGTTCTTCAGAAAATGGACTTTCGTCTTCGTAAAGAAGAAGAAGAGGAAGTAGAAGAAGAAATGGAGAAATCAGCAGCCGCCGAAAGGAATGGTCTGGTAAAGTCTATTGCTGACGAAGTTATCGGAGTTCTGAAAGCAGAATTCAATGGTATGGATGTTAGTGGTGACGATAGAAAAGCCGCTGGTACTGGTGGGACTTCCGCAGATGCAGATGATTCTGAATCCGCAGTAACTCCCAAAACTAAGATTGAAGACCAGCAAAATACTATTCAAGCTATGTTGAAAGATGATGACGAGCTTGAAGAGGAAGAAGCAGAAAAGGGTGGATATGGTATGAAGCAAGAGGATGAAGATGAATATCCTGTTGCAGAGGAACCCGGAGATGAGGGTGACTCAGATGAGTTGAAGGCTATGAAGTCTCAGTTAGATGCTATGAAAAAGCAACTAGAGGCTTACGAATCTGGAATGCAGAAATCTATTCAGGATGAGACAGAGGGTCGCCTACGAAAGATGGGCTTCGCTGAGTCTACAACTCTGAAAGCTCCCGCTTCACTAATGAATCTCGGAATAGATGATACAGCTCCTGTACAAAAGGGTGCTGATTCTACCGACTTCATGGATGATCTCACTAATGTTTCTTATGGTGAACTGCGAAAGATGCAGCACCAAATAGAGATGGGTGAGACTGAAGGGCTTCCACGAGAACTTATTGGCGGTTAAATCGCCGAACAAAATTTTTTTAGGAGAAACGATTAATTATGGCTAACCCTAGCTTGAGTGAATACCTTTCACAGTCACAGCGTGGACTGTACCAATCAACATTCGGCCCCGAATATTTGATGAAGCAGTCGTACTTTACTGTTGATAGTGCTACAGGTATTTTCAATACAACTTATGGGCGTAAAGTCTGGCAAGCCTTGAACAACCAGACTCGTTTTTTCAATGCCATACCCCGTGTAGTATGGGGCAATACAGCTGGTTGGAGGGTCAGAACAGACAGAGGTTCCAATAGGAGCCGACCTGTAACTGAAACTGGCACTATCCCAGATGTAGATATCTCTAACATTGCAACTGTTTCTAGCTTGCCTAGAATCATATCAACCACTTT